TGATGACAACAATGACTTTTATGAAATGACAAGTGCTAGAAGTTATGAAGTCATAACACAAAATGATATTGTGGATAAGATCACCTCTGGTGTTAATGCAGGTCAGTTTATAGGATTTGATCCTTTGACTAGAACTATGGGTTCTACACCGTTCACTTTTGACTCACACTATTCATTGGTTGAACACGGCAATAAGAATTCAACTGCATCAGAAATACACAATAAGAATCAAACATCGAATTTTACAACATATGATTCACGTAAAGTATTAAGTATATTTGGTGCAGCAAGAAAGAATAGTAACTATATTAAAAAATATGATCCGGCTTCAATCTCAAAAACAGAAACACAAGAATTGTCTATTTTTCAAAGAAAAGCAATTTTGAATAATCTGATTGCAAAAAGATTGAAGATTACCATGCCTGGTAACTTTAGTTTATCATCGGGATTCAATGTAAATTTTAGAACGCAAGGTTTTGGTATGAAAACAAAAGGTGAGAATGAGGCAGAAGATTTGACTGTGAGTGGTAAGTATATTATTACTGGTACAAGACACATCATCGGTTTAACAAGACATGTTACGATAATCGAAGTTGCATCTGATTCAACAAACAATCCAGCACAATATGTAAGTAATCCTCTTGCTAATAAAGTATTGGAGCAGTATTAATGAATAAAGATTTTGCTGGACAACATGGATTTATTTGGTGGATTGGTGTTGTTGAGGATAGACAAGACCCATTAAAATTAGGTCGTTGTCGTGTTCGTTGTGTTGGATGGCATTCAGATAATAAAATGCAATTGCCAACTAATATGTTACCTTGGGCTATGCCGAGTGTGCCTGTGAATGCACCAAATATATATGCACCCAAAGAAGGTGATATGGTGTTTGGTTTTTTTATTGATGGAGAAAACGCACAAGAACCTGTGTTGTTAGGTATGTTTCCTAGCATTCCATTGAAAGCAGCAAACAGACAACAAGGGTTTAACGATCCAAGAACATCTGCTGAACTTGCTGCTGCACCAGTAAAACCATATGAGTCGGCGACAAATTATCCACGTAAGTTAGATGAGCCAACAACATCAAGACTTGCAAGAAATGATACTGATTATCCGTCAGAGATTGTAGCAGCAAAAAAAGCAAAACGTGCAAACAAAGTAGAACCTGCACCGTATTATAACGCAAAGTATCCATACAATAATGTGTACGAGTCTGAATCTGGACATGCATTAGAGTTTGACGATACAAAAGGTGCGGAACGAGTTCATGTGTATCATCGTTCGGGTTCATATACGGAATGGGGACCGGAAGGTGATCGTGCAGAAAGAATACAGAGAAACAAATATACAGTGGTGGCAGGAGATGAGGCAGTATACATCAAAGGTGATGTGCAGATATATGTTGATGGGGATTATAGACTGAACGTAACTGGTGATGTAATCGTAAACGGTAAAACAATTAATCTAAACTAATATGCCAGCAGTATCAAGAAAAAGCGGAACAGATTCCATTTCAACAGGACATGGCTGCGACACAACCACTGTGACAGATCAGGGTTCATCAGATGTATTTGTGAACGGCATCGGTGCAGTTCGTGCTGGAGATTTATGTCAAGTGCATTTGATAGATTCCGGATCATCTTGTGTTCCTCATGTGGTGTCATTAACGTCGTTTTCCAGCACAGTTTTTGTGAATGGAAAAGGTGTTGGTAGAAAAGGTGACGAGTATTCTGGTCACACTTTAACATCTGGTTCGGGTAACGTCTTTGCTGGAGGCTGAATAAATAAACAATGGCAACCACAATAACATCCAATAATCCAAGAATCGATTCCGAAAGAACTTATAGGGACTTAGATTTAAATTTTAATGCTCATCCAGTAAAGAAAGATGTGACCAAATATTTGGATGAGTATGCTGTGATTAATTCTGTAAAGAATCTTGTATCTACTAATTTCTACGAGCGACCATTTCGTCCTGAATTGGGAAGTGGAGTTCGTTCACTTTTGTTTGAAAACGTCGACCCAATTATTGCAGCACAAATAGAAAGAGCGATTGCTGAAGTAATCAATAATTATGAACCTAGAGTTAGAATATTAGATTTAAATGCCACTGCGTATCCAGACGATAATCTTTACAGTATGAAAATGACTTTTATGATTATAAACAATCCTAATCCTATCACTATTGATTTCTTCTTAGAGAGAATTAGATAAAAATGGCAGACAGACTAAGAGTAACAGAACTTGATTTTGATGCAATCAAGCGAAATCTAAAAACATTTTTAAATCAACAATCGGAATTTACTGACTATGACTTTGAAGGTTCTGGTCTGTCTGTTCTGTTGGATATTCTTGCCTATAATACACATTATCAAGCATACTATCTAAACATGATTGCCAATGAAGCATTCATGGATACAGCACTGCTTCGTGATTCCGTAGTATCACATGCCAAAACTTTAGGTTATGTTCCATATTCTCGTAAAGCACCTAGAGCAACAATTAACTTTACTGCGAATACGAATTCAAATACATCGGCAACATTAACTATTCCAAAAGGGTTTAGATTTTTATCGAACGACATTGATGGTGTTAGTTATGGATTTGTGACTCTCAGTGAAACTACAGTAACAAAATCAAACACAAGTTTCTCTTTTATCAACCTTCCAATTTACGAGGGCCAACTTGTTACATATTCGTATACTCATAATGAAGCAACGAATCCAAAACAAGTTTTCACATTACCTGACAACAGTGTAGACACATCCACTGTTACTGTCACAGTTCAGCCTTCAGCAACTAATACAGAAATATCGGTATACACACTGGCATCTGATGCAAGTAATACCACAACTCAGTCACAAGTATTTTACTTACAAGAAGGCAAAGCACAACAATATCAGATTTATTTTGGCGACAATGTAATTGGAAAAAAACTTGCTGATGGTTCTATTGTCAATATCACATATCTTGTGACAAATGGTGATGCTGCGAACAAAGCAAATAACTTTGTTGCCACTGAAACTCTTGCAGATTCATTGAATAATAATGTCACTGATTTTGATATCACACCCGTTTCTGAAGCGGCTGGTGGTGCAGAAAGAGAATCTGTTGACGATATTAAATTTGCTGCTCCACTGCAATATACAACACAGAATCGCCTGGTAACATTCTCTGACTATGAGGCATACATTACTAAAAACTACCCTTCGGTAGAATCTGTTTCTGTTTGGGGTGGTGAAGATGAAACACCTCCATCGTTTGGCGTGGTGTATATTGCACTAAAACCAAAAACAAATTACTATCTTTCTGATGCCGAAAAACAACGCATCATTGACGAAATAATTAAACCTAAAGCAATCGTTGCTGTTCAAACAATCATCCGTGACCCCGAATATCTATATTTACTAATTGCTCCTACTGTTACTTACAATCCAAACAAAACAACATTAACAGAAACTCAATTAAAAACTGCAATTAGAAATGCTGTTCTTTTATACAAAACTGCAAATCTTGACAAGTTTGATTCTCAGTTTATTTTGTCTAAAGTACAAGATAATATTGATAACGTAGATTCTAATTCTATTATTGGTTCTAAAGTATCTGTGCGTGTACAGAAAAGATTTACACCATCATTAAACTCATCTACAGCATACACAATCAACTTTAATGTGCCGCTTCGTAGAGGTACAATTGGTAACAAACTGACTTCAACATTCTTTACTGTTACCGATTCTGCTGGTGTTGATCGTGCTGTTCAGTTTGATGAAATACCACAATCATTCTCAGGTGTTTCATCAATCAGTGTTACGAATCCGGGACAAGGATTCACCTCTGCACCTATAGTGACCATTGATGGTGATGGTACGGGTGCATCAGCATCGGCTGTAATTGTAAATGGTAGAATTCAAAGTATTCAAATTATCAATCGTGGTATCGATTATACACGTGCCACTGTAACAATCTCGGGTGGAGGTGGTTATGGCGCATCTGCTACAGCAGTTATTGATGGTCGTATTGGCACTATTCGTACTGTATATTATGATTCTTTAGCACAACGTCAAGTCGTTGATGAGAATGCTGGTGAAATTGATTATGATGCTGGCGTAGTAACAATAACTAATATCGCAATTAAAGGTGTTGAGTCTGTAGACGGTGATATTAGACTTTCAATTGAGTCTGAAAAAGGTATTATAAGTACATCAAAAAATACGATCATTACAATTGATCAAGACGATCCAACAGCAATTAGTACAACGTTAGAAACTGTATAATGTCATCATCAGATTTAAAAACATCGATACTTGTTAATCGCCAAGTTCCAGAATTTGTTCGTGATGAATATCCAAAGTTTGTCACGTTTCTGGAAGCATATTATGAGTTCTTGGAAACTCAGGCTAACACTGCAACAACATCGAACAATCTGATTACGACTGCAAAGTCGTTGCGTAATATTGCGGATGTTGATGATTCAATAGATCAGTTTGAAAAGAACTTCTATAATACATATGCATCATTAGTACCTCTTGATGTTCAATCAAATAAAGCACTCCCTTTCAAACAACTTCTAC